ATCTGGATGGACTGGAATCCCGTACAGGAGTTCTGGTTCTATACCGAGGTCAAGAATAAAGACGATGTCGACTTCATTACCTTGACCTACAAGGATAACGAAGCACTGGATAAAGGGATTGTGGCAGCGATTGAATCGAGAATGGGGAATAAGAATTGGTGGAAAGTCTTCGGATTAGGAGAATTAGGAGATGCGGAAGGGAAAGTCTATAAGAATTGGCAGTATATTGATGAAATTCCCCATGAAGCACGATTAGAGAGGAGAGGACTGGACTTCGGCTATACCAACGACCCCTCTGCTCTTGTGGATATCTACTACTATAACGGTGGATATATCCTTGATGAACGCATTTATCAGAAGGGAATGAGTAATAAACAGCTTGCAGACTATATTTTAAACTGTGACTACCCCTCTGTGATGGTTGTTGCTGACTCCGCAGAACCAAAATCGATTGATGAGTTACGGAGTTATGGCGTGAATGTCATTCCTGTGGTCAAAGGAAAGGATTCTGTCACGCAGGGGATACAATTTGTACAGGATCAGCGGATTTCTGTTACAAAAACCAGTTATAATGTTATAAAAGAGTATCGAAACTATCTCTTTGACGTGGATAAGGACGGAAAGATTACCAATGACCCGTCACCGGTCTTTAATCACTCAATGGACGCCATTCGCTATGGATTTGATGCCCTGAGAAAGGTTGATACCAGTGAATTCGATATTCCTGATGATCAAAAACTCTTTCGAGGAGGATTCTATTAACTATGACGCAGTGGAAATCAGAAAACAGAATATTCCGGCTCATTTAGATATCGAGAAGGATATAGAGAATCAGAAAAACGGGTTATTTACGTTTATTATCAAAGTAGCAAACGGAAATATAGCCGATTATAATGTCGTTGAGTATGCAACCATTACCAAATACCTCAAACTCAGACTTAAAAGAATTATCATCACAGAACTCACAGTTAAAAGAACTCTTGAAGAACAACCTCTTATTCCACGCAATCCTTAACTGGGAGATTCAGGAAACCCCGTGGGGACAAATAACGATTAATGTGCAATTAAAGGATGGTATCGCCCAAATCGACACGATTAATATTGTAAAAAACCGCAGAAAGAAATACGAAACTTGACAACAAGGATTTAGCAGTGCTATTCTTTCATTGCTAACGTCTACAAAAGTAAGTGGAATATTGCACCTTTACCCGAAGGTGCTTTTTTATGGCACGACAAGATGAACTCGTTTCACAAATCAAAGGCCGAAGACAGGCAGCCGAAGATTACCTCGAAGACAAACGGGAAGTGTGGGATTCCGCAGAAGAACTCTTTCATAACCAAAACACCGATCAAATCTCCTCAAAAACAAAATCCCAGGTCTTTGATCCAAAACTGTCTTCTCTCGCTCTGGAACGGTCTTATCGAGTAATGGCACAACTGCCGATGGGGAAGGTGAGAGGAATTTCTAAAAACGATATCGGAGATGCAACGCTTAAAAACCTCCTCCTGGAAAAGTACGTCATACCCAATGCGAACGCTCAGTTTGATTTCTTAACCAAGATGCGGATGATGGATCTCTACTCCAATATCTACGGAAACTTCTTCTCGCTTATTGATTGGGATATAAAACCAAACGGATATGTAGGACCGGATATCTGGCTTCTCAACATCCGGGATGTGTATCCACAGGTAGGAGCAGTCTCCTTAAACGACAGTGATTACATTATTACAAGAACATGGCGGTCTATCAATTATTTTAAAGGATTAAAAGATTCCGGGGATTTTAAAAACATTGATAAGATTATTACGCAACTGGAAACAAAAAGCGGAACAAAACAATCCCGTGACCAAACAACAGAAATGGGACAGAGGGAAGTCGACCAGTATACCAATCAGGAACCGGCAAAACGGAGTGGATATTTTGAAGTCCTTTCGATGTTTGAGAGAGACCGATGGGTAGATTTCTGTGCCGATGCCGATATGATCTTCCGAGACAGAAAGAATCCGCATGATGATGGAGATTTACCGGTAAAATGTAAGTATTCTATTCCTCTTTTAGATGACTTTATGGGAATGAGTGACTTTGAACGAGGTGGTTCAATGCAGAAGACCATTAATTCTGCGTGGAATCTTTATTTGGATGCCGTCAAGATGTCTATATTTCCTCCAATCTTGATCAACAAGGATAATATCGCCTCGATGGCATCACTTACGCAAACCGCAGCAGCAAAATGGCTTGTCAGGAATCAGATAAGTAATGCTGCAAGTCCCCTACAGTTGAGTCCGCAGGGTATTGCGACCTTTAACAATGTTTACCAAGTTGCCACCGCTTCAATTCTCAATCTTTTTGGAACAACGGAGACACAAACGACTGCACAGACTGATCCGCAGTTTGGAAGGACACCACAAGCCCTCAAAATGCAGTCTTCACGGGAGAGTACACGGGATAATGCGGATAGATTCTATATGGAATCGTACCTGAAAGACGTGATGAAGAAATTCTGTAACCTTCTTTCTAAAAAACAGACCAGTTCCATTATGATACGGATGTTTGAACCGGAGATAGAAACCCTAACAAAGAGTTATCCTGAAATTGCAGAATCCTATAATGCCGATACAGGGAAACTGACAGTGAAAAAAGGGTCTCATTCAGAATTGTATGATTATGAAATCGTCACCGGTTCTTCGTATGCAGTTGATCAGGAACAGCAACAGAAAAATCTTGCTGCAATGCTCCAACTCTTTCAATCCTCCCAGACTCCGAACGGAAATCTTCTTGTTCAACAGTTAAAGAGTGAAGGATATGACTTTAAATTCGGAGAATTGATGAAACGGATTATAAGCAGTTCCGGTATTCAGGAATGGGATAAGATTCTTACGGAAATGACGGAAGAAGAAAAAGGAGAACAGGTATTGGAAAAGGATAATCAGCAATTCCAACAGGCATTGATGCAGATGAATGGTAATGTAAACGAAACACCACCTCAACCGGGACAACCACAGGGAGCAACACCACCTCAAATGGGACAACCCAGTCCCCAACAACCGATGCCACCCCAGATGTCTGGTCAGATGATTGGTAACGGGATGGAATAAAGGTTATATGGTCAATACAGGTGCTTTACGGCCTGAGATATTTACTATCAAAGGTTTTATAAACAAGGAACAAAAAGATGATGAAGCAACCGTTGAGGAGAAGATTCTCGCAACCGGAGCTGATCAGATTTTTTGGAAAACGTTAAAAACGTACTTTGACAATTCAATACAGCAGTTGGAACAAATCAACGAATCAGCTATTGCACAAGGGATGCCTCTGGATGAAATAGGACGAAATGCTCTCGTTATCAGTCAGGTAAAGGGAGTGCTAAGAAAAATAGTTAATGTAGTAGAAGATGCGAAAGAGGCAGTTCATGGAGAAACAAAATGAGAAGGAAACAGAAGTCCTTGATTTTACAAAACCGGATTTCAGTTTTATTCCAAAAGGATCTCACGAATGGAGACAACAGGGATATTACATTGTCTGTAAGTCGTGTGATTTAGAACATGCTGTTTGGATTGGATCTGAACGGTTATTAACAGGTATAAACGATAACGGGGAACCAATTTTAAAAGTGAGGTGAAAACATATGGCAATGTCAGAAACGCAAAAAACAGAAATGAAAACTGCTTTACTAGCGAATGTGAATGAAGTGGATAAAGACGGTATTCTCACAACGTTGGGAAAAACAACGTTAGGAGATAAAAAGACACGGGATATTGCAAGAGCGAAAGTTTTAGCTAATTTAATAGATTCAGCAGCAATGACCGCACCGGAAATTACTGAATTAAATACACTTCTCACACGAGAAGGTGAAGAAACTGATGAATCAGGTCTTCTTCGGGATGCAGAAAAAACTCTCGTAGGTGCAACGCAAGTTGCCCGTATGGGCAGAATCAGAACATTAATGGATTTACTTGAAACCATTATGTCTGCAAGTGTATCTCAATCAGTCAGTCCATCAGTATCTAGATCGGCTAGTCCGAGTAGGAGTTCTAGTGTGAGTCCATCGGTGAGTCCGAGTCCAAGTCCATCGGTTAGCCCATCAATGAGTCCGTCAGCGAGTCCGAGTCCGAGTGCTAGCCCATCAGTGAGTCCGTCAGCTAGCCCATCGGTAAGTAATAGTCCG